GCGCTTATCTGGTGGGGACATGCGGACAAAGGAAAGAGATTCGATCACGCCTTGAACCTGCTCGCCAGTGGTAAAGTCTTGAAGAACAATTACATCGCCATTTGATTCAACTGATTCAAGGGCTGAGATGCGCTCTTTGGCGTAGCCTTCATAGCCAGTGACCATGTTGTAACGATCTTTGTCAAAGTCAAAGATCAGAACTGGTATGCCAATCTCGCGCTCACGGGCAACCGCTGGGAGCGACTTAAGTTGATAGCCATTGAGGGTTGTTGAAGATAGCCCATTGCTTGTTGGGTAGAGAGTGAACTTGAAAGCAAGCGATTCAAGAGGAATGTTTACGCCAGTTGTAATGTCTTGAGTTACGTCAAAGTCAGGCGTGATAGTAATAAGATCATTAACATTTAACGATGGATCGACTGTAGAGATTTTAATGTTGCCAGTGATCGGAGAAGTAACGCGAGCCTTGATGTACTTGAAATGTTTATCTTCAAGGGTAAGGTAACGGATCTGGCCAGTCTGGATAAAACCGCTAGAGCAAAGCGCACCGCTTGAGTTGCTGTTTTTTGGGTCTGTCTGGATGTACACGCCTTGGCCGTTGATGGCAAACATCAAACGGCTAGTCTTGCCATAGACCGCAACGCTTGTTGTGGTGGCAGTTGAGCGCACACCGCTGACCAATGGTGGGCGAAGGTTGCTTGCATAAGCAACTTGGTTAGTTGCAATTTCTTTGCCAATGTCAATCTTGATTAAGCCAGATGAGTATGTGCCGTCACCGTTATCGATGTAGTTGGTAATGGTGCAGTAGGCATAACGATCATTGAAGGCAATGTCATAGACATAGCCATCGGTTCCCGATGGAGTAAGGTAGTTACCAAGAGCTGGGTTGTAGCCCTGCGTCACCAAAGTGAATGGGCCGTAGGTTACATAACCAGAAGATACAAAGCCTGACGTATCGATGGTGCCTAGACGGATACCTTTGTTGGTACCGAAGACCATGTACTTGCCAACGTATGCACCAAGGGCAAGGATAATCTCACCCTTTGGCATATCAGCAGCAGTCAGCGCCTTGTTGAGTAATGGCACAGCACCAGTTGTATCAAGGGAAAGGCGATACACGCTGGATGAATCTGAGCAATAGCCGGATACATAGATCGCATTTGGGCCTTCACAAATGCCAGTCCACACCCATGATGGGTTGGTGTGGGCATAGATCGGGGTTGAGTTGTTATTGGCAAGAGTGATCGTACCGGTGGCAGAAGCGTTAAATACTACGTTAGCGTTCTGGATATTAAGTGCCACGTGGGTGTTATCTCGAACGTCGATAACCTGCCATGTGCCGTTATATGGTGAACCTACTGAAGCTACAGTTACAAGGGAGCCAATGCTGAAATTGTGTGGCGCAGAAGTAGTCAACTCAGCCACGTTGCTGTTGTAACTATTGTTGTTGGCTGTGTATGCGCCAAGGATGGTGGCGCTTACATTGAAACTGACAATAGGCACAATCTCAAACAGGTAGTTGTTAATGCCGGCAATCAAGCGCTGCTTGACCCAGTTCAACTTAACCTTAGTAACGCTTCCCGTGTTGGTTGTTGGGATAGTAAAAATTGATGTGCCGCTAATCGATAAGGTCAGCGGACCTTTATAGATGTTGGTTGCTGTGGCTACATAATAGTTGCTGCCATCTACTGCTATGTCAAGGATCGTTGTCGATCCGCCCCATGTGACAGTAATGTTAGAACCACCTTGAACCTTCTTGGTCAAGGTTGTGCCATCGGCAATAAGGGCAAAATCATTGGTGCCGTCGTTGCCACCTTTGACAATCAAGCCGTTGCTTGATGAAGAATAAAGCAACTCTGTATCAGGGAGCAGATCCACGCGGCCAAGGTTAAATACCTCAACACCGGCAGACTTGTTAAAACGAAGGTTGACTGTGTCACCTTCTACTGGCTCTTCATAGCGAATACCAGCTCCATAATGGAATGAGGACTGGGAGCGTAGCCACCATCCTGTAAGGGTTTGCTCGCCCGGTTCTTTCTGTTGATCGATCTGCTGCTTGCGATACTGCGCAGTTTCGCGCTTGTAAGGGTACTTATCGTTGACCGCAAAGAAGAATGGCAAGCCACCAATGGCGCAATCATAGGTATTTGAAGTATTAACAAACGTGTTACCAACGGTATTTGGCTGACCTACTGGATCAACTGGACGTTCAGCAATATGCTTAATACCGTTGTATGTCACATCTACTCCTTATGTTAAGAGGTTCACCAACGTTCTTGTACGCCCGTGAGCCAATTGTGTATATACCTGCGTGGTTGCGACACTTGAATGTCGCATAAGTTCTTTAACGGCGATCAAATCGCCACCGCTTTTTTCAAGCATTGTGGTGGCAAAGTAATGCCTCAAGCTATGGAAATGCTTAGCCTCTGGGCCAAGGATGCGACGCATCTCATTGGCCGCTTTTTTAGAAAAGCCATTGGGGTCAATCTGCCAAAGCCTGTCCAAAGTGTTATGTGATTTAATCATGTCAGCCACTACAGGGCTGATGGGTATAACAAGATCGGTATTGCCTTTGCCTATGACGTTCAGCATTGGGCCTTCATCTGTATCAACAAGATCAGCGCCACGAATTTTGGCTGCTTCCATGGCCCGCAGGCCTGCCATTCCGCCTAGGATAAACCAGTCCCTATAGGGCTGCTGAGCCTCTGCCAGCAACTTGGCATACTCAGCCTTGGTAACAGGCTTAGGAACGCCCCTACCGGCTTTTACGTCCGGTAAATCCATTGATGGATTATTGCCATTGATCAGATCAAGTTTATTAAGATGTTTATAGATTGAGCGCAAGCGAGAAACATAGTTGGCCTTGGTGGACTGCTTGGTAGCAGCCAACACAATTTTCTCTAAATCTTCTCGCTTGGCCAATGCAGGATGTACGCCGATCCGGCGTATGATCTGCCAGTCTGTCCTTATGACATAAGGGCTAAAGCCCGATGAGTCATACCGGTTTTTGAGCTGGCGGTATATCTCGTCCATTGGAACAAGATCAATATCGTCCATGGACATACCCCACCCCAATGCCACATATAAAGCTAATGATAGCTATTGCCATGTGGCAAGTGTAGCAGGTCTAACTTGCAGGCAACTGTTACGCCGTTGGAGCTGCCGGAGCGTTTCCTATGCCAACGGAGTTGGATGGGAGTGTGCTATTGGCTTGCATAGCATCGTAAGTGGACTTGAGCATAGAGGTAAATTGATTATCTCCGTGAGCAATGGTTACTTGTTCCGAACCATCAAAATCAATCCAAACAGTTACATTATCCATAATTATAACTCCGCAGTTGCGCCGACATAGGCAGTAGTATCGTTATTGGCTAATAAGAAATAGCCTCTATATTGAGTAAGTCCAGAGGCTACGGTTGCATTTACAACTGTGATATATGGCGAAGAAGTTCCAAGTCCAAGTGAAGAAATGTTTGTTCCACCTACTTGGTCATAAGCCTGTAATGACCCACCATATTCCAAGGCAGTAGGAACTGTCCTCATAGGAACTGGGTTTGTAAAGAAAATTGGAACTGATGTAGTGCTTGCCGCATTGGTGCAATTTCCAAAACGAGTATATGCGCTACCAGCAGCGGTGCTTCTCCAGTAGTATCGTTGGCAGGCATTTAACTCCCCCTGAAGTGTTCCAGTAGCAGTTGTGAACGGTGTTGCTACCGAACCTGCTTCTAGTTGAACGCCCCAAATATCAAAGGTAAAAGTTGTGTTGATTGGCATGTAATATCCAAGTTCAAGATATGAGCCAGTTCCAACAGTTTTTCCCGATATTGGAGGAAGGGCTACTGTCAAAGTAAATCTTTGCCAAGAAGTTGTTAGGCTTGCTCCTCCGCCAAAAATTGTAGTTACTTGAGATGAACCACCTGAACCAAAGTTCTGATTGAGGGTTGGAGCGCCCAAGGTAAAGGCAGAAGCGGCTTTAGCCCAAAAGGAAAGAGTTACTGTCTGTCCTGCAAAGGTTTGGACATCTTCAATTCTTTGGCGAATAACGCCATAACTTGCCCCGCTTCCAGCAGATGTTTGATTCCATCGCAAGAAGTATTTTCCTTCGTAACCTGCAACTGGTGCGGCTCCTGGGGTAAAGGCTTGCTGGGAAACTGTGTAAGTTGGTGTTCCATCATTGATGTAGTTCCAACGGTCAAGGACATAATCGCTAGTTGCGCCAGCAGTTACGGTCTTTGAAATACCGCGTTGTGCGATAACCATATCGCCATTCAGAATCTTGTTACGGCCCGCTACGAACTGTGGCCCTGCCCACGATACGCCTGTGCTGGCAGAAGAGTTTGCAACGAGTGTTGAGCCGTCAGCTCCTACTGTGGGCAGATAACCCCCATTATATTTAATTGACATATTATGACAACTCGCTTCCGAAGGCTTGGAATGTAAGAGCGCTTGCTGTTGCTGTGTTAATAGTGATCACATCCGTTGTAGCCAAGGTA